TAGAATTTGGTCTTGTCATATTTTCTGCTAACTCCCATTTAAGCATTTTTTCATGACCTAGTATTTTAGCTCCACTATATAATACTTCTATTGATCTAAATGCTTTTTTAAAGCTTTCACTTTCTGGTGGATTAAATGAATCATTTTTTTCTAACGCTTTTTCTAAGCCATTAGCTGTTTCTTTTATTTTAAATACTTGATTAGTAAAAGTTTTATATTCAAAATACAACACTTGAACAGTGGTATCATCATATCTACCGCTCCAGTTTCTAGTATAATTTTGATTACCAGGATACTTTTCAATTTCTTTTAATTCTTCAGGTGTTAAATATGGAAACTGCTTTTTAAGTTCAGCCATGCTTATAGGTTTTACTTCACCTACATAGTATATGTCTTCAAAGTTAGGATCATCAGTATAAGAGTAAACTAAATTAGCTGGATCTACATATTCTACTGTAACGCCTTCCGATCTATTAAACGATGTTTTTACAGCTGCAATACCTAGTATAGTTAAATCTTGATTTAATCTTCTTCTTACTAAATCATATTTATTATTAGCTAACACATTATTTATAACCTCTTCTTCAGCTACCTCAACAGATTCTTTATAATCCATCTGCATGTGTAACTGTAATTCTTCTTCACTTTCCATCTCTAATCCAACACCACCTGATCTTGAGACATCTAAACCTGTTACTTCTTTTATTTGGTTTATAACAGCTTTTTGGTTCATATCACGTTGTATACCCTCAGCATAAGCTGTTCTTTTGTATATTGACTCTGGGTCTTGAGCAAAAGCTTTTATCTCATAATTTCTTTGAGACATACCATTTACAACAATATCAACAAACTTAGGTATAACAGGTACTGGCTTCCAGTCTAAATTTAAATAAGATAAATCACCATTTATAGATAGTTCGTCTTTATACTTTTGTATAGATTGTTCACCTCTAGCATATAATCTTAATCTGTGAAAGTTGTTGTAATTAGTGTTAAACCTATCGTTGTAAGTTCTATCACCTCTAAACCATTCGCTTTCAATAGATCTACCAACTTGTAGACCATACTCGTAAGTGGCTTTCTCTGCATCAGGTACTACCTGACTAGGAAACGAACTATTATAATTAGTATTTATCATTTATTTATTTTTGAAATATAACCACTGTTATCATATTTTTTAATGCCTAAGTACATAGACTTCTTCTGTCTTTTAGCAACAGGAACATATCTATTTTTATTACAAGCCATAATAGCTAAACCAGAACTAATAGAAGCATCATATTTAGTTCTGTTATTAATATTAAATCCAGCCCAATCTTCTAAAGTTTTCTGATGATACATGTCACCCATACCCTCTTCTAATTGTCCTACATATTCTTCTATGTAACTTTCTATTGCAGCAGCGTGTGCTTGCTTAATATCTTCACTTGTGTTAGGTATACCACCTATTTCTTTTTCAGTAGGTGAAAGTTTGTTCCATACTTTATCTGGACGATTCATGCTATAGCCTCTATAACCTCTTCTTTTTAAATAATATAAAAACCTAGGTTTGTTATTTTCAGCAAGTACCGGCATACCATAAAAAACCATAGCCATTAAAACATCTTCAAAAAATATCTCTGCTGTTTGTGGTCTACAGATATATTCTAAAAAGAAATGATTAGGTGGCGCATCTTCCATTGAAAACTTAGTTAAACCGTGTAGTGAACCATTTGATCCTTTACCATCTACAGTACCTGATATATCGTAACTATCTAAACCAAATGCCCCAATGTGGTCATTTCCAGGATGTTTAACACCATTTTTTATAATCACTTTATTTTGTAAATTTTTAGGTGGCACCCATGATATTTTAAATCTACCATCTTTGTTAGGTACAAACTTTACTTTAGTATCTTTAATACCATTTTCCCATATAAAACTACCTTGAGTAGTGGTATTATTAATTTCTTGGTTATAATCTATTTGCTCGTATATTCTAGTTAGATTAAATAAACTGTCTTTAGTTTCATCTCTAAAAGCATGAGCTTCTGTTCTTGGAAATTGTCTATAGTATTCGTTTAAACTGTCTTGATCCTCTCTTAAACCATCTACTTCGTTTTCCCAGTGTTCGATAACTCCGATTGTAACTTCAACACCGTCAACTCCGTAGACTCTATCTTTTCCCTTAGTGAATACAGGTGATCCAAAAGTATCCATGAATCCTTCGTAGTTCCACTCCATAGGGATGAAAAGAGAATAGAGTCCGCTAGACGTCTGTCCGTTTCTATTTCTTTTTGTAACGTCTGAATTGTAGTAGAGTTTCTTAAAGTTGTTTCCACCTTTATCTAATGCGTTTGAAGTTGAGCCCATCATACACTTACCTACGATTCTTGATCCTAGTCTTAGTGTTGTTTTTGTAACTCTCCAGTTATTTAATATATTATCAGGTCTTTCCCACTTACCACTTTCATCATGCGCTAATATCTTTAGCTTTTCACCATCATAAGAGTTATCACCAGTATTTTTCCAGTCTATAGTTGTATCAAGACCTTGTAATTCTCTTAATTGTTCGTTTGTTTCTAGTTTTCGTCTAGTAAGCTTTGAAGCTGGGACTCTATACGCCAACTCGGTTTTAGGACGATCCATGCCATCCTGGATGGGTTTAAAAAAAAACGGATAGTTAACGGATATTGGTACGACTTTGTCGGTAAACATTTTTTTAGCATCCGCTCCAGTTTTAGATAAGATACCGAATCTAGCGTCAGACGATATTGTTGCCTGGTTGACCAGTTCAGCTGACGACATAAAGCTAAATCCACTCCGTCTGTTTTTAAGATAGCACATTCCATAGCACCTGCTGTCCGCTTTACAAGCTTCCCAGAAGATGAAGAAGAGTCTATTTGCCTCTCTGTAATCGGCTGCACCAACATCAATCTTTGACCATTGCAAATACATGTAATGAGTACCAGTAATATAATTAGGATTACCGTTATTATAGAACCAATAACCCTCGTCTCGTTTTTTGAATTCATTATCTATATAATCGTACCATTCTTCTTTAAATTCATTTGGGTATTCATCCCAATCAAATCTACTTTTTATTTTACTTAAAGCTTTCGGGTATTCTTGTTTTTCCCAGTATTGTTCCTTTTGAACTTTGCTTCGTTTAAAAGGTTTGTCTTCTGCCGGAAGTGCGATGCGAAGATTCTGTATTTCAATGATCTGTCCAATTTGTCCTGTTTTACTAATAACTATAAAATCGTAATCTTCGTTATAGCCATAATCCCATCTTTTTAATTTATTTTGTTTTTTTAAGTATGTAGGATTTACAACATTTTCTAACTCTTTCCAAAGCGTTTGATTGTAACTCACCTGCTCCTCCCTTCAGCGAAACCTCTAAAAGTTTTTTCTTGTTTATCTTTCTTAGGTTTTTCGTTTATTTTATCTTCTTCTTCTTGTATACGTGTTAGTATTTCAAAAGCATCAAATATAGCTAGCTTTTTAGTAGCAGCAGCATTTTTAAGTCTATCAGCTGAAACATCATCATCTGAGTCTACAATCTTTTCTTTAGCTACTTTTATAAGCTCCTCAACTGCCTTTTGCCCAGCTTGGATTATTTTCTTCTTCGTTTCCTTCGTATTCATGGGTTACGGCTATATCATTAGATTTCATACAATAAAGGCGTTCGCCTTCTACAATAAATTCAAACTCAGAGTGTGGTGTGAATACCACTAAGTCACCAGGTTCAATTCCTACAGCTTCTAACGAACTATTAGAATATTTTAATATACCAAAGTGCTCTTTTTCTTTAGATATGCTTAGATTTGATTTATTTAATATTGGCTTTACAAAACAATAATCTAAATGGCATTTTTGGTTGTACATATATATTTGATCAAGACTGCAAAAGTATAGATTACCTTGGAAATAAGTTGCACTATTTCTTTCTTTACCTTTTTGATCATACCATCTTCTAAATATATTATGATGGACGTATACTATGTCACCTGGTTTTATGTTAGTATCAAAAGCCGTAGGAGTAGAAACTACTACAGCTTTTTTACTTACAAATTTATGATCTTCAATACCTGTGTTAATAATAAGTTCTTTATCATCAACCTGTCTTACATTATCATACCTTTTTTTATATGGTTTGATAATAAAGTTATATAAGCTTTTCATTAGTATTTTAAATCAAACTCAACAGCAATAGCCATATTGTTATTAAACCTTTTCCATGGTAACACTTCATTATCTTTTTTTATATAGATAGAGTATTCACCACTTTTTTCATTGTTTAATATATCGCATATTGTGTGACCACCATAAACCTCTTGACCTATTGCGTAATGCATCGCATCATTTTTATAATCAGAGCCAATACTAATTTTTCTAATTACACTAGGCATCTTCAAGAACTTCCTTCTCTTCTTCTATTTTAGTATAAGTACCATCTTCAACATTTATATTAATAGGACCATACTCTTCTTCAAGATCGTTTTTAAACTTTTCTACTTCTTGATTAACTCCAGCTAGCTCATGTAATAAACCGTGTTTTTGACTTTCTAAATAACCTATTTGGTTTAAAATACCACTTACTTGTTCTTGGTGTTTGTTTATAGTTTGTAATTGATTTAAACTAATTTTATTTTCTACTTTTTCCATTTAATTTAATTTAATTATATTGTTTTTTACTCTCCAGGTCCTGCATTAGGATCTGTCCAAGCAGCTGTTGCTAATAAAGCTAACGCTGCAGCATGATCCATAGTCTCAACCGGAGTTAATGAACCATTTGTTATAAAACTAGGTTCAACTTGGTAAGACAGTAAACCTTGAGTATTAGCTAAGTTTCTTCTCATTGTTTGAGCAGAAGACTGATTAACCTGACTAAACAAAATAGCGTTTGTATCGTCTAAGTTTATTACTGCATAAGTTGTTGCCATTTTTTATATTATTATTATTTATATATTTACTTATTTAATATTTTTTTTACCATTAAGGAACGTTACCACTACCAGAAACTCTATTTGTAGCTATCATATTTACTGAAATAGCATTTTTATCAGAGTT